GTTTTTTTTTTAGGCTTGTCGTCTTGTACGTACCCTAGCCCGATGAGTTCTTCAGTACGTTCGCCATCGTAGCAGTCGCTAGCAAAGTAAACTTTCCCGTCTGTTTTATCCATGAACGCTTTTAGTACGACATTCATATCAGTACCTCTTAAACCCCAGGAATTACAGTAAGCATGTAAACATCGTCCAAACGTTCGAATGATGGTAATGCTACCACAGATACTTTAGTTTGAACGTTAACAGGGTCAGTAGTTTTAGTAGTTGTTACTGCAATACCGCTGTCAACGATTTCAACGTCAGCATTAACAGTGTTATCAGCGAACAAGTCAGACTCTTCTGGAGTTGTACCGAAAACAGTGTTCCCAAGAGGTCCGTTAGGGATAAGAGTCAAGTGGCCGTCAGGGAAGAATTTAGAAACTTCACCTTTTTCATTTCGGTAAGTACCGTTTTCGAGAACAATTTCAACACCATAATTATCAGCCACATAATTCTGAAGTTCAGCTTTAGTAACTGATGACCCATCGCCTGCCAATGGTTTAATAGCTTTAACTGTAGATGCAGCCTTGCGAATAAGACCGAATGTTTTAGCATTCATAATTGCACGTTCTGGGTTAAGACCAAGTTCACGCGCTGTTTCGATAGCATCTTCCAAATCTGCAAGAGGTGTAGCACCCGGTTCTGCCCAGCTCTTAGATACTTGTTTCTTATGGTCTGCTTTAACACCATAATCAATATCTTTGTTAACTCCATCGCTCGTAAATGCAATTTTACCAGTAGCAAGTACTTGCATACGCATAGCTTCAAGACGAGCACGTGCGCCGTTAATAAGAGTAACGTCATCATTAAAGATTCCGGCTACAATTGTGTTAATAAGTGCCTCGTTGCCAGTGTCTTTAACAAGATTAAGCTGTTGACGGTCGTTTTCTTTAACGAGTAAAGCCTCTTTAAAGAATGGCATCTGTTCATCGTGTATTTCAGCACTAACACGGTCACGAATTGTTACATTAGTATCAAAAGCTGCAGCTTTCAATGCAACAGATTGACCAGAAGCACCTTTAATGTAAGACAATTTAGTTCCAAGTTGTTTGCGTGCAGGGAAGATAGACTCACCCAAAGTAGAGTCAACATTCTCTTGTAACGCGTTGAAGTAACCAGCAATATTAGATGCAGTTACTTTATCGTAAATAAGTCCCATGTTTTAATGTTCCTCCTCTTATTTCTTAGAGATAAATTTAACGAGTGGCAAAGCTTTTGTGATGGTGCTATCTACAGTTCCACCATTGACTTTATCTTTATAAACCTCACCAGCATAGAGCACTGATACAGTGTTATCGATTGTCAAATCTACGTCATATAGAACGATTCCTTCAGGTGCAGTTTTGTTTTCCACGACAGTTTTTGTGCGGTCGTCAAAAATCGAGCCGCCATCACCTGCTACGAGGGTACCTGCTTTGATATATTTTTTACCATCTACGGTTACACCTGGAAAAGATTTGTCTACAGTTGCTGACACTGCTTTATAAGGCAATGAGCGGACAATGTTTGATGTGTCGAAAATTGTTTGTGTTGGCATTTAAAATTTCCTTTCTGCTTTAGATAAAACGAGCAGTCGTTACGTTCGTAGATTTAGCAAGTTTTTCTCCAAAATTATCTGTCTGAGTGCCGCCAAAGCTTGCGGCATTTGGTGTATTTTGACGGATAGTAGCTTTGACTTTCTCAGCTACTGCATCGTTAAAGACTTTCTCAAAAGTACCAACCAATTTGAGAGCTTCAGAGGCATTCTCAGCATGACTAAACATTTCAGCTAGTTCAACTGGTAGACCTTTTGAAACGAGGTCTTCTTTAACTGCCATGTTGAGTTTTTCAAACTCAAATTGTGCTACTTGTTTTTCAAATTCTGCTTTTTGGTCTTCAAATTCCTTGCTAGCCCGCTCAGCAGCAGATAGTTTTGAATAGTCTTGTTCTTTTTGTAAGGCTTTGGCGACAGCTTCGTTTATTCGTTTCTCTTCGCCCTTCTTATGATTACTCAAGGCTGTTTGGACTGCCTTGTTAACAATGCTATCCATTTCTGACTGTGATTGCGGTGCTTGGAAGTCGCTCGGTTGATTGCTATCAACGTCATGGCTTACTTCTACATCTTCGACCGTTTCGACTGTTGTGTTATCTGTTTCCATTATTTCTCCTATCTAGTCTCACAAGTAAAACACTTTCTAAGCCACGATATGGTTAGCTACTCCTTATCTAGTCTTGTCTAGTGTATTTACCAATGAGCCACGTTAGTATTGTTTATTTAGGGCTTAAAATAGCCCTATGCACCATCAGAGGCTCGCCCTCTGCGGTTTCTTAAAAAAACATGGTGCACTATTCAACCTCAACTATTGCACACCTGCAATAAGGATGTATAGGCGGCGCGTTAGTTCCGATTTGCATGTCAGAAATTTTGACAGGATTCTTTTCTGTCTCTTTACCAATATCTTTGCAAATATCACACGCTCTCGATTCTGGCATGAGTTTGAAATGCTCAAAGCCATTCTCTTTCATGATGCTCTCCTGAGCTAACGTTTGCACTCTTGCGTGTTCTGTAATTGCCAACCGTTCAGCTTCTGTACGAGAGACATCCATATGCTTTCGAATCCGTCGGGCGATTGTTATGCCGTTTTCACCTCGAATGAGAGCTCTTGTTACTTCGGTCTTTACAACTTTTCGTAACTGTTCTTGCCTTTTCCAGATACGCTCTGACCATTCAGCACCTTCAAAGTTAGCATTGACAGCAGCTTTCATATACTTTTCAAGAGTTTTACCACTTGGTACTGTCTGGTCAAGCAAGCTCTCTCTTGCAACTTCACTCTTATATCCATTCTTCAGATAATCATCGGTCAATTGTCGTTCGCTCTCAGATAGAGCTAATAGTTCGAGCTCTAATTCTTGAATAAGCAGTTCTTGACGACCAACCGACATAGAAAAGTTATAGTCTCGAAGTTCTCTGTTAGCTTTTGGACTAAAGTCTTTGTCAGCTACATACCGTTTAGCTTTTGTTTCAAAAACCTTGACATCAAAACTGTCTGCTTTTCGTTTAGCATCACTAACGCTTAATCCGTTTTTGTTAGCGTATTTTTGAATATACGCGTCTAGTTCTTTTCGTAGCTGTGATAGTTGAAAGTTATATAGCGCTTCAAGTTCTTTCTTAAACTCAGCTTCACCCTTTTTGATGCTCGCTTCTCTCTCGCGTAGGGTACGCTTCGTCCAGTACGTCATTCATATTCCCTCTCAAAATCGTCTGTATGCGTTTCTTTTACCTCGTCGGTATATTTGCCTACGTGTTCGTTAAAGTCGTTAGAATACCCCTTAAAATCGATTTCAGACATTTCTTTGTTTATCTTGTCTAACTCTTCGTTAGGACTCTCTACCAATCCTGAAAGACTAAGTGCAGTCTCTTGCGATACTTGGCCACCCAAGCCTGTCAAAATAGATACTTGCTCATTTAACGATTTTGGAAGGTTTGGTGTGAATGTGATTTTCAATAGACTTTCATCAAAATCTTTAAATTCGTTAACCAAAGAACCAATACGAGCAGCAAGACGATAGCGACGTTTCAACCCTTTAGTGAATTGTGATTGTGTGTCAACTCTGTCTTGGTCTATACCGAATAACTTATATTTCAACGCCTCACCAGACGTGTTACCGCTGAAATTCGTATCTGACATGTCTGGGGTATTAGTAAATATATGAATATCCCTGTTTAACCGTGTCTTATATGCTTCTGCACCAGACACATCGTAAGACTTCGTGAGGTATTCAGCTTTGACCGTGCCCTCTTTGCCGTCTGCTGATTTAGGAGGTTTAAGCTGCATAAGGCGCGTGCGTTTCATGTCACTAGCTTGCATACCTTTAGGCAAGGCAAGGTCGCCATAAATGGCAAGTATAGCGTCTGCCATGTCGCTCATGTGGTTAGCTGTGTCAGATTCTGCACTATCATATAAGTCAATTAAGTAGAGTTCAGTCTCATAATCACCAATGCCATCAATATTATTTAAATATTCCGTAATCGGTACTGTACCGAATGCATGAATTGTAACTGAAATTTCATTAAAGTCATCTGATGCATCAAGCGTATAGATGTGTTCGTCTGTGTAAATTTCAACTACATCTTTTGCGCTTTGGAGCGTGCCTCGATTGTAGTATCTGACAGCTGCAATTGAATTATCTTCTAATGAGTTGTCGTAAATCACAAATGTCTCTAACGGGCTTAATCGCTTAATTCGTGTTTCATCATACTCGCTTCGATAAATCACTTCATAAGCTCTACCAGTTTGAGACAAGTCTCTGATAAGCGTTCTATTGAGTGAATCTAAATCATTAATTCGACCTATTCGTTTAATAGCATCGTCGTTTTGTGAGTTATCGTCATATTCGACACGGATAGGATTGCCAGCTAAATAGCCTGTTTTGAATTTACTAATCATACGACCATAGTTATGCACAGCTCGTTTATCAGCCATCTCGTTATCCTTACGACGACCAGACTTGAGAACGTCGTGGTTTTCACCTCTGGCATAGTCCAACAGCTCTTGAATCCGTGGAGCTTGTCTCAATTTATGGTGATTGATGAAATTCTTCAGCAACTCCCAATTATTAACCATGAGCTCCTCTAAGTTGTCCGCTCGATAACGAATGCGAGACTCTCGATGGAAGCGTAAGTTTAAAACTCGTTCCTGACCAGTGCTGTCCGTAAATAGTGTCTGTTCCATCATTCCTCCTACCTAAACATACTAAGCAAGTCATCATAGCTTGCTTGCTCTGTGCTACCGATGACATAATCAGAATATATAGCGTATCTCACACTATCAAGCACGTCATCAAATTCTTTTAACGGCTCATCCTTCGTGCTGTTCTCTTTCCATCGGTACTGATATATCTCATCAAAAAAGCGAGGTACAAATCCCCGCTTTACATATAATTTTTCTTCTTTAAATAATTTAGCGATAAGCTCGATACCAGCTATGACTGACTTGTTAGCGTTGCTAATATCAAATCCTTCGTTTTCAAACCTTGCTACGTGTTCAGGGCGGGCACTATCAGCATAAAACGGAATGTTACCATAGATGCCAGTAAGCTTCCTTGCTTGTTCTACCCACCAGTCTATCTCTTTGAATTGCGCTGCTACGCCATCGACAAGATAGAAGTTGCCATCTACACCTTCACCAACTACCACGATAGAGCCGTAGTGAGTATAACCCCAGTCAATGCCACCAAAATATCGTTTCATATCTGGTAATTCATCAACTACGTGTATCTTGCTGTCATAATCAGCGTAGATAGCTCCCTCTGCAACCGTCCACTTCATTATTTGTTATCGCAAGGGCTCTTTATCCCCTGCTTCTTATGGTTTCCCATAAGTTCAGACTATCTCTTCATCTCTTGTTAAGAGAGCTGGATTTCGTGGATATTTAGGCATATTAAAAACCGATGCCGATTCAACTTAGCTTACTTTATCTAGTCGTTAAACCTTACTGACATTTCTGCCAGTAGTGGTAATTGATTAGCTTATTCTACAAATTCATGCGTTTTGCAAAACTTAGCCTTCCAATTTTAACCCAGTTTTTCATCTGTTGATCACTCAACAGCGGGGCAAGTGTTTACCCAAAATATCTCTATCGTAGAATTTACCCTTTGGCGTAGCTGCTTTGATAGAGTCTATATAGCGTTTTGATAAGAAAGTGTTATCGTCTAGCTTGAAACTAAAATCTATAATCTTTCCGTCGTTCTTACCGATATAATCTCGGTTAAGCCAGTGATTAGGATTATCTGGGTTACTATCCCAAACAACACGAGCACCATCACCAGAACAGCGTGAGATAATCTCTTTAAAAACAAACTCATTGGCTAGCGACGCTTCGTTGACATAAGCTCCGAACGCTGTGAAACCACGGGCACGCTTAAGACCAGATATAGAGCCAGTATAGACCTGCACGACTTTGACACCACAGAAAACGAAAGAGCCATGTTTATCGTATTTTGGTTCAAAGCCATACTTGTTATAAAGTTCTTGTAAGACGTTATTCTGAATTGCTGTTGAAGACGTACCTGCCAAAATGTAGATAGGCTCATCCACTCCTAAGCGGTCAGCAATATTTCTGACACGACTTAATTCGGTTACAAATGTATCATTGTTAACAACGGTCTTACCTGCTCGTTTAGCTCCATGAAGCCCACAGATGAACCAGTCGTGATTCCAAATGTAGTTAAGTACTTCTAACTGCCGTTTGGTATAGAGTTTACTCAAGTCCATCGCTAACAGCTCCTTTAATGATGTTAAGGAAACCAGCTATCTTTTCATCTTGTCCTTCATCTCCACCAATTTGAGATTTGAGCTTATCAATCTCAAGTTGCATTTTTTCAGCTTGCTTAGTTGTTGGATAGCGTTTCATAAGCTCGCTACCTGCCTTTATTACCTCAGAGATGGCCGGAGGCTTCTTTGTCTTGACAAACTGACCTGTAGCGGCATTTAGCTCTACGACTTCTTCCACGAGTTCCTGCCTCAGAATCGAAGTGAAGACTTGCATAACTTCGTCTTGTTTTGCTATTTTCTTCTTCTCAAGCTCTTTCAGTCGTTCTTCGATATAAGCCTTGATTCTGTCATTTTCTAGCAATTTATGAGCTCTAGTTTTAGAGTAATTTTCAGAATATCCAGCTTTAAGAGCCGCATTGTAAGCGACACCAGATATCAAATATTCGTCTGCAAATCGTTTTTGTCGTTGATTTAGCCCAATACATCCACCTCCTTCATTACTTAATCAAAAAAAGACAACCCACAAATGAGCCGTCTTTTCTTTCTTCTTCGATAATATAATAATACCACTTAAAACAGTTAATAGAGACCGTGAAAATTCCGCTAAAATACCATTTTTTTCAACGCTCCACAATTAACCGACCATCACGATACAATTCTGCGAAAGCTAGGATAGAGTTGTTTAAAAGCTCTTGGAATGCAGTGCGTTCAAAGCCGATTGATTGAGCTATCTGCCAGTTGGGTTTGGGTGGAAATTCTAGATATTTCTCTATCAGTATTCTGCGATAGTCTGGACGATATAGCCCATTAACCGCTTGTTCTATGGCTTCTAGCTCATTCAATGCATCGACACGTCTTACTGCGATATTTTCAACAGGTTTATTCACTCCGCCACCCCTTGGCATGAATGTAAATTCCTGTGTTATTTTCTGTTCAGCGCTATCGTGTGCAATCTCTCGCCAGCGTGGATATTCTCGAAGCTTGCGTTTGCAACGTTTGAGTGTTGCTTTCTCATCAATTTCCGGCAATAGCATTGTACTAACCTCTCTGATATAATAGTAGTGAAAGTGCCTGCAATTGTGTGGGTCTTTTATCACCCCCCTCTAGTTTAAATTCCAGTCTGCTACCAGCAATGCAAGACTAGAGTAAAATTGGTTTCCTCTTTTCTATAAAATATTTACTGGATTTGTTGTCAAGGTCTGTCAGCTTGACGTTTTGTCGAAAAAATTACCTAGTCATGACAGACTAACAACGAACGAGGGAGTCGAACCCACGCACGCTACAAGAATTTAGATGAGAATTACGCCTTATCACCTCCCAAAGATTGTCGGTCTGTCAGCGATAATCTTATTTTTTTTGTCGAAAAAATTACCTAGTCATGACAGACTAACGACTGACAAGGGAGTCGAACCCCTGACAGCAAACAAGAATAAAGAATTTGAATTATAGCGAACCACTACAAGCCCATAGAGATCGCTTTATATAGTGTACGTTTAACACTTTCCTTTTCAAGACCTAGATCACCTTTGGTGCGATATTCTAAATAGATACGATCAACTTCGCTATCTAGGCTTTCAGGCCACTCATACTTATTAAAGACGTACTTAGCTATCTTACCGAATAGCTCTCTAGACAGAAGCCCTTCTAATTGGATTACCTTCCGAGGTGTTAGAATTCCAATTTCTGTATAGATTGTATTTATCGCTGTCCGTATGCTATTGGCTTTTTGATATTTGCACCCTTTAGCATCCATGATGTAAGCTGTGAAGCTGTTTGGGTATTTAGCTTTTAACTCTTGGATTTCCTTGCGATATTGAAGGAAGAGCTCTCTTGTAAGACCTGCATTAGTTTTATCAGCATCTGGTTTACATGACCCACGTCTTACTGAATAGTTCTTTAATAGATACTCTTGTAAGTCATTAACTAGACCGTCCGTAAGATATTCGCGCATATCGTCCAATGTTGAAGGTGATAGTTTCGAACGCTCTTTAACCACGTTATCAAACCTTTGAAAATATTTTCTAGCTTCCATTCTATTGCATTTCTTGGTTTCCATTATATATTTAGTGAGTGTTCTGCGATGTTCTTCCCTCAATGCATCAAACTCTATAGTTAACCTTTGATGTAGCTCTTTAGTTAATCCAGCGTATTCATATTTCTTCATGTCTTAATAACTCCTCAAATAACTTGGAATATCATCACCAACATTAACACTATTGTATTGCTCTTTACTAACGAGAAACTTACCATACGCCCCACAATCAAGCGTGTACAGTTTCCCTACCATTTCCTTACCTGTGATTTTTCCATGCATTACAGTGGAATTATCAACCTTATGTACCACGATAGCTTCCACAGGTCTATTGACTACACTGATTAACGTTCCAACATTGATAATTAGGGATGCCAGTAGTAAGGCAATGGCTACGTTTAGCTCTCTAGAGGTCTTCTTCCTTAACGAATGTTCCATTTACCATCTTTCCTTTCCGATTCTTGATTTCCTCGTATGCAATACTTAGACACTCAGTAACATCAAGGTCTAATTGATGTGCCAATACGATAATCGTTACTAGTGTGTCGCCGACAGCGTCTTTAAGTGCCATTTGTGGGTCTGTGAATTTAGTCGGCTTCAAGAGTACATCCCGAATTTCACCTACCTCCTCGGTAATGCGCATCCACTGAATCTTAGGGTCAGCTTGCTTTAAGTTGCGTTCGTCTGCCCACTCGTTAATTTTAGTGATTAGGTCAGTTAATGTATTATCTGCTTCCTCTTTCATCTCTACTGTGTACAACCTTAAATTGCGATATTTAACACCTCTCAAATGATGCACCCTCTTGATAGCTTCATCTTTATTGTCATAAATTTCTACATCGTCTTCCATGTTGTCAAAATATGTAATTACTTTATATTGCATAGTTCTACCATCTCTTTCAATAATTTCTCATCTGGTAACTGCTCTAGTGTCAATATACGATTGAGTTTATTTGTGCTGATTCCTAACTTAGTGCTGATTAAATCTATGTCTTCGTGATTAGCCCAAAACCACTTCGAAAACTCTTGTGTCTCCTCTAGCACACTAGTATGAGCATAATGCCCAGGTGCATAGATGCCAACTAACCTATCTTTATATTTGCTTCTCATTTACTATATCCATCGCTTCCTTAACGCTTCTTGCCACTCCTACGAGTGCTCCTCGTTTTTTCATGGCATCCATAAATTTCTTTTGGTCGTCTCTCAAACGACCTTTTTCATTTTTTACTTCGATGAAGAATATCTGTCCATCTGGTCTAAATCCAAACAGGTCACAAAAACCTTTTGGTGCTCCAGTATCAAACCAACGTCCGTCTGCCATTCTGACCTTACCAACGTTAATTCTAAATACCATATAGCCAGCTTTAGATAATTCCACTCGTATTTGATTTTGAATTAGTGATTCTGTGGTCATATATCTCCTAATTGTTATTGCCTAGTTATCATTGTTATTGCCTAGTTATCACTTAAATAACCACTACAAACCCTTATATATCAAGGTTTCCGGCCACTTTAGTTACTTAGTTACACGTTTTTTTGATGGCTCTCTCTATATATATATATTTATTTATTTATTTATTATAAATATATTTAAAAGTAGTAACTAAGTAACTAAAGCAACCGAAACCCTTTATTTTCAATGGGTTTGACGGTTACATGTTGCGATAACCTGCGGTTACTGAGTAACCATAACCACTACTGCTGCTTTCTTCGCCTCGTTTTCGTCCCAATTAAAATTGAAATCATGCCAATAAACTGGCTTATCTTTAGTTGGGTTAAAAAAATCAAGAGGTCTTTGTCTATCTTTTATCCAACCAACTGGTAAATTCTGTGCTAACTCTTTTTCAAAGTTAGATTTTTTAGGTATAGTATGATTTCCCTCATGACACCATGAGCGGTATACATCCCACAAGAACCTAACTGGAATTCGAGTGGAAACGACATCTGACAAGTATTCATTAAGGAATTTATAAACTGTGTTATTCTCTTCCTTAAATTCTTGCATACGTTCTTGTGTCGCTTTTGGTTCGTTGAATTTGTCAAAATCTAAATTAATTGCTTTCCAAAGAACATATTCCAAAACTTCTTTACGATTGATGTAATCATCCTTAATTGCCCAATTGTCATCGTTGATGCCAAATGTTTTCTTGAATGGGATAATCACGATACGTCGATATGTCCCGTTTGATTTGTTTTTAAACACTGGCATAGCGTTGGTAGACTGGATAACCGTTTTCTTAAATTGCGCTAAGTAAGGATTTTCTCCTTTTTTCTCAATTGAAACTGGTTCACCAGTAACGACTGAGTTAAAATTGGAAGATTCATCTACATATATACCAGCTTGGACATCGTCACCAATGATAACTGTCTTCCCTTCGATAATGGCAAGACCGAAACGTTCAGAAAATTGATTAAGTTTTAATGGTGCTACGTTTTTTAATCCAACCAAATTGCTAATTAACTGTTGAAACGTACCCTTACCATCGTTACCGTTACCAACTAACCAAATCGATTTTCGATAAGAGTGGTTACCATTCAGCGATGCTGCAATGACTTGCCATAGTAATTCGACAAGCTCACTATCACCACTCATTAAATCAAGCAACCAACTATCAACATCCCATCCGTTTATGGTAGGTTTAGGGGCATTCTCAACTAATTCTGTTTCAATTGTACTGAAGTTAATAAACTTATAGTCAAACGATAGCAGCTTCTTCTTTTTCTTGTCGTAGATGCCATTCTTAACGAGTATAAAGCGTCTTACGTCTCTATACTCTGGTTCAAAGTCCATATACATGTTATTATATTCATATTCCCTGCTCATGTTTGATAGCAAGAATAGAACATTGCGGCATTTTGTTTCATTGAATGTGGGTTCTAAGACATAGATAAGCTGGTAGGCATATCTGTAATCTTTTTGGTAGTATCCACGCTCTGGATCATATATAGCTACTTTCCCATTTTCGAGGGTAATAACATGAGTGTATTTATTTAAACCTTTAGCTACTGCTAATTCTGGCAATGCCTTTGGTTCTTTTTTATCTGGATTTTCTTCCTTGAATTTTTCAAACCAGTCGTTTCGGTAGGCTTTAAGCTTATTCTTAATTCCCTCTCTGCTGCTCGGTTTACCTGGTGAGAGACTAGAGCTTGCAATTTGTTCTCTGTAATAATCGAAATCAATCGTTGTCAAGTCCAATCCTCCTTATCTCTTTGTCTAACATGCTCTTAAATGTCCTTTCAAATTCCTTATCATCCAACGGCTCGGATGTGTTACTGTTTGCCATCTTTGCGAGATGGTAAGTAATTTCTGGATCAACCCCTCGAAGGAGTAGTCCGCCAACAAACTCGGCTAGGGCGTTATTTCGTCCTCCTTGATCTCCAAAACCTAGTAAGATGCTCTCGAATAACTTTGTGGTTTTTGTACTTCTAACACTGTCACTAGCAAACGATGAGACTTCATAGCTTAATGGTTCTGGTTTCATTTTCTGCAATACTTTTATCAACGCAAGAGGTGCTTCTGTTATGCTTCCATCTTTTGGCGAATGCACTTTATCCCATTCATAGTATCCTTTGGAATTATTGGACGGTGGCACTAATATATAGTTATTAACGTGTGCCTTGATATCCACTCCCTCAATCATCCCAATATTTTGCGATATAGGATGGTTGGGGTCTTTTTTTAAGTAGATATGTCTCCCACCGCTGGGGGTTATAGCTTGCAATGTTGGGGGTATAAGTCTTGCATGTTCCCAATTCCTTAAATTAGTTAAACCGTCAACATCGCCATGCATGTCCACGTCAATGACAAAGAATGTATCTGTTCTAAGTGCAATGTTAGCATCTGGATTATCTCGCCACACCCTCCGAATGTCGTTTTCAGTCATTGGTGGTTTGTCAGCGAAAGAAATAAGAGGGGTTTTGCCATTCTTTGAGATAGGGATAACAGAATAGCCCATGCGTTGATAGTTGATTGCGTAATCAACCATCTCCATAATTAGAATGGAAGGTCAATTTCTGAAATCTCAGTATTAACTTCTGGAAGTGGGATATCGGTAACTTCCAAACGTTTAACGTTTAGATTTTCGTAGGTTTTACCTTGCCACTCAGATTTTTCGTTTTTAACGGTAACTTTAAGAGCTTTTCCTTCCAACTGGTTGAGATAATCTTCCAAGCTACTAAATTTAGTACCATCAGGAATTCCTGAGGCTTTAGCAAGGTTCATGATAGAAGCTACTGGATATTTTCCGTCTTCTTTTTTAGCAAAGATACGATAGAAAATAATGTTATTTTGGAATTCTTGTTGGAAGTCCTTGCGAATACGGAAACGGATGTCAAGGTAGTCAGCTCCTCCTTGAGTAGCATCTTGTTTTGCTAAATCAATAGTAACTTCGTAAGTACCGTCTTTGATAGATCCGAATTCTTTTGCTTGTGAGTAATCAATTGTAAACATAGTTTTTTATCTCCATATATTTTTTTCTTTTTGTTGGTAATAAACCCAACCGGGCTTATATCCGTGTTGTTTAGCGAACTCTTTGAGTTCTTCTACTGTTTGGCATTGGTCACTAGTAACGAAAGTTTCAACTTTACTAGCAACCTCTTGCCGTCTTTCTTCGAGTTCTATTTCTCGAATTATTTCAACTTCTTCTTTTGTCGGTTTGTTTTCGTGACCACACATCGGACAGATACGTTCAGCACTCCAAAAAGTTGCGTAACATTCATCACAAGTCCGAGTTGTTGGTTCACCGAGTTTAAGTTTTTTCTTGGTTTTATTAACACCTTTTAGTGACCATTCACGGTCGGCGTTTGGAAGTCCATGCCTATCTACATTTCCAACGTGGTCGATGATAATAGCTGTTTTGCCCTCTCTTGGGTTTAAAGCCCTCATGGCAAACTGTAAATAGAGTGATAACGATTGAGTAGGTCTTAACATGATGCAAACATCAACGTTTGGAAGGTCAATTCCTTCAGTGAATAGCTCACAATTAACCATTATTGTAAGTTTTCCGTCTCTAAAGGCTTGCATTGCCCTATCTCGCACCTCTGGTGGGGTTTTACCACTGATTGCGATAGAAGTATAGCCTTGCTCGTTAAACGTGTTAGAAACGCTCTCAGAAGCTTCTACGCTATGTGTATATACTATAGCTTGTTTGCCTTTGGCTAACTTCTCATAGTGTCTTATAACGTCACCGTAAATCACACGTTTCATTGTGTCGTCTACAGATTTCTTAGTAAACTCTCCACCACGTTTTTTTAAGTTTGTGGTGTCAATTAAAGAAGGGGCGTAATATTTAAACGGTGCGATGTTTCCGTTGTCTTGTAGCCATTTTACTGGCTTACCAAGAACGATGTCGTCTGCGATATCATCAAACCCACTGCCATCTAATCGGATAGGTGTGCCAGTGAAAAATAATTGCGTTGCATCTTTGAAAAAATTCAAGATAGTCTGATATTGTTTAGCTTTGATATGATGAGCTTCATCAACTAATATCACATCAAATTTAGGTAATTTATCTAGCTTTTTAACAAGGCTTCCTACTGTTCCGATGGTGACATTGTCAAGATTGACTTCACAACGTTCAAAGGTTTTTACAACTTGCTCATTAATCTCTTTACGATGACTAAAGAACAATACTTTTTTGTTTTTATCAGTGGCATTTTTAGCGATGTAAGCCATCACTACTGTTTTCCCACTTCGAGGGGGCGATTGAACCATGATTTTGCGATTGCCTCGCTTCATAGATTCTATGATGTCAGTTATTAGTTCCTTCTGGTAGTCCCGTAGTGAAAAGCTCATCTACCTTACACCCCTTTCGCTCATCTAAGCGGTTTTTGGCGTAGACACTTGCCGATGGTTGCAAGATGAAACCTCTCACTTCATCGCCATCTTCAGTAGTTTTTTTAACAAGTCGAGCAACCACGTCCGTCAGTCCAAGGAAGTTATTCAAGATTTTTGAGCGAATATCTGGCATAGCACGGTTGTAAATCATGCCATTCTCGTCTGTCCATTGGTCTGATGTTTCCCATGCAATAAATACAATCCGTTTGTTTAATTGCAATAATGCTCTCAAACTATCAAGGATAGTAAAATCAACCCGCTGATAATCGGCTTGTGATGGAACACGGTTGTTGTTCCCTTCTCGACCAAGGTTGGACAAGCAAGCTCGGAATAGTTCTGAAACATTGTCGATAACAATTGTGTCGTAGTGTTGTCCAGCACCTTTTAAAAGTTCCTTGACGATTGTTAGCCATTCATCCCAAATTTTGTGAGTGTCCACGTCTGCAATATCGATGTTTCTACAACCACTTAATACTTTGGCTGATTTATCGATATTGATAACCAGTGTTTTTCCAGGTATATATTTGACTGCTGAAGTCTTACCGAATCCTGGATTCCCGTAGATAAGATAACAAGCATCGTTATTTTTTAATTCTGTTGCTTTGGTAATTTTCATCTTATGTTAAGGTTTCTCCTTTCTTCAAGAGTAGCTCCCTCAATATGCTTTCCAGATTTAAGTAACTCTTTGAGTGTTTTCTTGTCTGGCTTATAAGTCGCTATTTGATATTCCTTTGGAAGTTTCTCTTCGTTAACAACTACCGCTTTAGATTTATGAAAACCAATCTTAAATAGAGTGGTATCAACTCTGGTTTGACCAGTTTCAGTCATACTAATCGCAAGCGCTGCTTTTAGTTTGTCAATTTTTGATTGATCAGACTTATTTAATCCGTCTAAACGTTTCTTTTCGTTTTTTCGAGCTTCAATGTCTGCCTCAAGCGACTTAATGACTTTTACATATCCTTCTACCTTATTTTCATAATCGCTAGTCCATTCAATAGACTCTAGTGTGTCGAGTTTCGTTTCATCGTCAATTTCCATGTTATAAATCTCTAGAAACTGACCTGTTAACTCATATAAAGTTGCCATATTTAATTCCTACCCTCCCTAATTGTTGTAATTTTCATGGTATACTCCTTTTTAAGCATAGGCCATTACCTGTGCTTTTTTTAGTACTTCAATCCGCACCCATCCCCCGATGTGCTTCAATTTTATTTATTTTTTTAATAAGGTAGTTTTTTGTGGTTTATTTAATTTTTGGGGTATTTAGTTGCACTCCGCACACCAGGGTGTGGCTACGGATTGAAGAACGGTTTAGCTATTTTATTTCATTGATAGTTGTTTATGAATTTCTTCATATTTCTTTTCGTTTTCTTCGTATGGTGTCCATACTGGTTTTTGTTCTTTCTCATCTTTAGCTAAAATCCATTTAAATAAGTTTTTCATTTTAAATACCTTTCTATTAATAGTTAAAGAAGTATTCTACAATATCATCTTTTGAGAGACCTAATACTTCAATGGCTTTTACAATTTCATCTTGATTCCACGACGCTTTCCCATTTATTTTGAAAGACGTTGTGGTTTGCGTTTTGCCAATAGCTTCAGCAAAACTTCCTTGAGAACCGTATTTTTCTATGATACGTCCTTTCAATTTAGAATAGTTATAATTCATTAAGTTCTCCTTTCTTAACTTTATGTTTTTATTTTAAACTATATATTTTTATTTGTCAATATTTTTTTTCGATTTTTTTGAAGTTTTTTTAGTTATATTTTTAAATTGTTTTATTACAATAAAAAAAAAGAGAGCGTTAACTCTCTTTTATCTAAAACACTCTATTAACAGAATCTTCCATAATATATTCCTTCTAATCAATATCTTATGGTTTGCGATTTTCTAAATACCAATCTATCAGGTCCATAAAATCCATCATATCTGGATGCTTCTCTTTTAACTGTATCCATTAATATAGTATCATTTATATTAAAAAAAAGCCCCAGCATAATGCTGAGGCTTCGACCACTACTGCCATGGTATCCCTACTGCAGTGTGAGGGGAGGTGATATACTCCTTTTTTTATTTTTTAGTTTGCGTAGTCTATTGGTAATAGTTTATCAAATCATCTTTATTCCAACAAGAAAGCCAAACCGTACCAAACTGACCAAACTCGAAACGTCGGTAGTAATAGCCACCATAATAGCCACCTTCTCCTGTGTCTGTGATGTTGACTTCATCACCTGCAAAACTAAAGAACATACCAGCTTTGAAATCTTGGTCTGCTCCATCTGAAAGGTCATTACCGTTAGCATCCACCCAGTTAACCATTGAAACTGGGATCCCGTTTTCTCATTACTACCCACTATTCCTAGTGGGATTAGACTATATCTTACTTTAGATATTTTCTGTCATACTTGCCAAAATATTTCTTTTCTGCTTCAGTCCTTAATTTTTCAGCCACCGATTTATCTTTAGATGAACCTAGAAAAATTCGTTGATTTCCAACTTGGATTCTAGCAACCCATAATCCTTTTTTATTTAAATGAACACCTTTGATTTTAGAAGTGTTATTTTTATAAGTTGATTTGTTCATCATGTTTTCTTGGTGACTTACCACCCTTAAATTATTTCTTCTATTATCTAAGGGATTTCCGTTGATGTGGTCAATATATTTATTTTTGTCTGTTACAGACATGATTAATCTTGAAAGTATCTTTTTACCTTTTTCGAATACATAAACAGAATTATAATTACTTCTTTTGTCATTTTGAACATATAGGGTCTTGCTATATTTTTCAAAAACATCAAAATCAAGTAAAATTTCTTTTCCGTTAACAAAGACACTAACATAATCATCGTGATACTTGCAAGGATATTCTTTTTTTCATCTACATTCATTTGAACAGAACGAATTGGAAACATAATCATTATACTTATATCGTTTATATTGATTATATGTAGGAGTGAACATCTTTCCACATCTACAACAAGGAATTTCAGAAATAGTAATTTTAGTTTTTCCGTATTTTTCTAAAGAACAAGTTTGGGAACAAAAAACCGATTTACCGTTTTTGATTTTATATCTTTGTTTTTTAGAAACTTCAAATACTGTATGACAATTGGCACAAACGCCACGTTTGGTTTTACTCATCTTATGACACCATCTTTCTAAAGTCTAAGTGCTTCCACTCACGTACAAATAGTGAGTGTACTCCTAGAAAGGATAGTCGTTACACCTTTCTGATACTATTATACCAGACTTGGCACGGTATTGCCCGTTCTGGGTGTCCACCGTTAGCCATGCTTTTGCATGACACCGCTTTGTTTGCGTTCACTTAGTTTATACTGAGCCGAAAATTAGTTAACCCAGTCGAAACCAATTGGTACCAAATAGTCACATTTAATTTGGAAAATACCGTTAACATATTTGACTTCATTAGCTTCATAGTAAGCTTTAGACTGTGGCACTACCGCAGTATTCGCTTGATTATTTGTTTGTGTTGCATTATCAGAATAGCGCCAAACCTCGATATAGGAAGGCTTGTTCGCTGTGTAGTAGTCGTTCCATGGGTAAGTATTGATAGCTTGGCCTACTGCTCCTTGAGTTGAATAGTCACAACTAATGAAGTATGTAGCGTCCATCATGACACCAACGTGTCCACCTGCACCGCCAGATGTGGACATGTCAGCACCCCATGACATCAAGATGATATCGCCCATAAGTGCATCCCAGTCTTCATTACGACTTACACGATAGAATCCATTGTTTGCTAGTTGCTGTCCAAGAGTTACAGTCGATGGCAACCCTTGGATATTAATTCCTGCTTCTTTTAGGGCTTGTGAAATTGAACCAGAGCAGTCAGCAGTACCGTCTGCTCCGTTGCGTGACCCATACATTGAATAGGTCAATTTACCTCGATTGTTAACGAACCAATTTACAATAGATTGTTGAACACTCATACTATTTTCCTTCCTTATCGTCTAGTGGTTTGATGTAAGTCAATGCTCGTTCGCTGTCACCGATTCCTTTAGTTGTTGGGTCGGTAACGATTCCGAGAATAACCAAAATTGTAATGAATGTATTTATACCGTCTTGGATATTGTGTGGAATGTTAAGCCCGAATTGTTGCAGCATAAGGAATGCTGCTGAGATAAGAGCTACTAGTGTAGTTTTATTTTGCAAACGTAATTTAAAATTAATCATTTTATTATTCATCCTCTCAAGTTTCGATCTACTAATGATTGTGCCATAGTTTTCAAAACTTTGACTCCCAATTTTTCAAAATAATTTTTCATTTATCAACCTCGCTTTCCAAGCGTGCGATGCGTTTATCAACATACTTGCTGTGTTCTTCCAACTTAAAAGTTCGTTCGATGACGTTGTTGTGTTTGTCAACCTGTTTTTTAAGTTCATTGATTTGATAATTGGTTAGTTTAGTGCTTGTGACAATCCCGCCAAACGTGCCGACCAAACTTGCAATTAACGATAATACTCCTGTTAAAAATTCAACATGCATAATCTCATCCGCTTTCCTAAGCTGATTATTCAGCGGGTTCTTTATCTTTTTGCAAGCCTGCATGAGACAAGCCTACAAGCTCTTGCACTTGTTTACGGAAACGTTTTGGCACGGTCTCAATAGTAATCCAGCCTAATTCAATTTGCATTGCGAAATAATTAATCATCATTGTTCTTCCTCCTAAAATTGTGTCTTTAATTTTGTGTGTTAGTTTCATTTGCTGTTTTTCCCTCATCAGGATACATTTGATTGATTAAGCTATTCAAAGTAGCAGTCGCTAACTGAGTCATCTTTTCAGATTTATCAATGGCCGCTTGCATTTTCTCAATCATTTCATCATATTTTGCGATTTTTTTATCAATATCGTTAAATTTCTCGTTTTCAGCACGTTGAGGGAAGTTTTCCTGATAAATTACCTCTAGCGCTTCTTTTAATAGCTCGGTGTTTGATAAGTCGATTTTATCGACTGGCAAAAATACGGGAACGTAAGCTCCTTCGCTATTTTTCAAAACTACTTTTGTAGCATATGCCGCTCCGCTTGCATCGTATTCCTTTGATTTTGATTCGTATTCAAATCTCATATATTTTTCCTTTCTTTTATAACATAACGGTTAGTTGGCCTCTATATAGAATACCATTTTTAGTATCAATTGCGGAAATGTGGCTAGCTCCTTCGCTTATTTGGGCGTGAGTATTGTAACTTCCGCTAGGGGTCCAATCTGCTATTACGTACATGTATGATTGCGGGGCTGTGAAAATTTCTTTCGGTATCGTTGCAAAGGTAATAGTATCCCCATTACCAGTAAAATTATATCTAACCGTCAGAACATCTCCGACACGTTTGTAAAAGCTGCCTTCATATCCTGCATACTGCCATCCAGTATTGATTAGATTAGTGTTATCGTTTCTTGCAAATTCCTTCCACGGTTCCCAATCGTCAATTATTTTCGACCACCTGTGATGTCTGAAAAATAGCTGACCATTATTTCCCCAAAAAGTTTGAATGGCTTCTTTAAAGTCATCAGTATTCTTTCCGTAATTACTGTAATGGAATAGGTAACCCCACTGACTGTTAGGGTTACCAGTTGCAGAAGCATCAAGGTAATACTGCCCGGGTTCGTCTAGCAAATTAGCATTTTCAACGCTAGGCTTTCCATCAATCCACTTAGGTCTGCCATTGTTTTCAGTCAGCTGATATTGTTGAATCGGACTGTTATTAGCGTAGATGTCACCAGCCACGTCAAGAGCGCCAAACTCGCGTATTTTACCAATACTAAGACCATCACGGTCATAGGACAGCACAACACTTTCAACAGGAACTTGTGCCTTAAAGCTTGTTGATGTGAATTTGTCTTCTAAAATCGCCAAAACTTGCCACGATTTATTAGCTGCATATTCACCAGCCAAATTAGCAGGTGAATTGACTAGACTTGAAATACTTAGCCATTCACCAGAGGCGGGACCAGTGTCTGTTGTGTAAGCATCTTTTCCATAAGGCGACACCTTGAAAGTTAATTTCATGGTATTTTTTTGAATACCATTAACAATCAAAGGTGCTATCCGTGCATTTCTTATAATTTCTAGTGTACTAGATGTTGATCCAGTTCTAACGACACTAAAACTAAGCGATGGGGCGAAATACTCAAGCACTGTGACAGAGACATCTCTAGGATCAGACCAACGACCACGGCTATCAGATACACTTGCCCTGACTGTGATGGTTCCGTTGTAGTTCATGATACCCAACGTGCCACCATTGAAATCGGTAGTCTGGTTCTTACCGACTATCTCAGCATGGTAACCCGTGATAGTTGAGCCATAAGACCCACTTGCACCATTGAAGGACACCTTGATGTTAGACATAATCTGGATGAATGTGTTAGCGTTTTGTACCACGTTCCGAGCGTCTGTGTTAGAATCTGACAAAGAAACCCCTGTGAAGGTTGGTTTCATGCTAACTGGCACACTTGCTGTCAGTATAGCTGACTGTGTCCCTATCATGGTACCTTCTGAGTAGGTATCTACGTAGATTGTTCCTGTACCTGTTTCCGAGTTTGGGATGTCATTAGCAAAGTCAAGTGGGATAGTCCATGTTGTAGATGTGTCTACATTACTTGCAATAGTCCCTGACTTATTTGCCCAAGCATAACGTACTGTGTGCTTAAAACTAGAGCTTTGACGGTTGATGTTGATAGTTACTGGGCTACCAATAGTACCAGCATCAACGCTTACAGAGCTTAACCGTGGAATGTCGGTTAGTGTAAATGAGTTACCACTGATTGTTAATGTACGAGGGCTCCAGCCACCAGAACCATTAAACTGCGCTGAAAAAGAGAAAGTCTTTTTACCGTCTGAATCGTGATTGATGGTAACTGTTTGATCTATCAATGGAATTGTTTGATACCACCCTAGCATACTAGGTGAACCTGACCAATTCAATCTTTGACCTTCAAACTCGATATAAGCGTTACATTGATATTGAGCAAAAGTCGTAGTCGTATTTAGCAGTGCTAGTTGAAATCTGACCTGACTGGTATTAGCTACTTTGTCTTGACTAACCTGGTCAATCCATAACCTAATCCTATAGCCTCTATCATTATTACTCCAAAATTCAGCCAATTAAAAACCTCCTACATAGCGAATGACATTCATGTCTGGGTTAAGATGGTACTGTTCCTCACGATATCGACCAACTTGGATAGTTTTCGAGAAGATCCCGTTATCGATGTGTATTACACCTTGCGAAATATACATGACCTCCACCCCTGCCGAGTACATTGAAATGCGACCGTTAGGGTTAAACATCATGCTAGAGCTACCGTCATTCTTTCCAATCACAAGCCCATCATTTGATGAGTTCATGTAAGTATCGATGAAATTCCAACGATCAGACAGTTCACCTAATTCCTTAGCAATGGTTGATACCCGCTGACTTGAGATAACCAAAGCTTTCTCGGCTGCAGCTCTCTCGGTCTCGTTTGCCTTAACGAAATCTTGGTAATTTTTAATCCAGTTATTCAAAATTTCAGCGCTTGCTTTGGCTTCCATCTCTGCTTTAATGATCGCAGCCCTTTCATTAAGTGCATTAATCTGTTCAATCGTCATAGCAGCATCGGCCTTGGAATCAATTTCATCTTGTATGTCCTCAATCGCAGGTGTCCACTGAGTAGGTATGTCACCTTCTTCAAGTTTGATATTTTTAATTATTACCCAATTACCGTTTGTTGTTGGCATACCTGTTAAGTATACAACTTGCCATGCAATATTTGGCAAAGTTTCTTTGCTTGTCAAAACGCACGATACCTTATTCCACTGATTCGCTAATGCTTTAGGCATAGCGACAGTATCAGTCAATGGTTCGTTAAAGTCACCTCGTGCTAGCGTTGCATAGAAAGTTACGTCAACGCTAGGTTTAACATCGAACGAAAGAACATACTTCGACTTCGGCTGTATGAGTTCACGCAGCAAGCCATTATATTCAATGAAATTCAACCCAGTGTTTGCTGCTGTTGAACCTTTGATTAGTTTTACAGCACGAATGCCATCAACTTCCACTTCTTCAACGCTCTTGTCGCCATCGGAAAGCTGCCAATTCCAATTAGTAATACCTTGATTGGTTTTTACAAGCAAGTTTCGACCACCTACAGAGATGCTACCCGCAGTATCGTTCCACGTGTAATCAGAAGGATTAGTACTGTCTTCCTTGAAGAAGTTGGTAAGCACACCTAAATAGCGCTTGCTTCCAGTTTGTGTCAAACTGAAACCTTTTTGACCATCGGCACTATCGGCATAAGCAAAATGGACGTAAGGCGTACGTCCGTCAGCCCCAGGTTTTCCTGGAATACCATCTCGTCCATCACTACCTTTCCACTTAGACCAACGATAATCTTGTGGATTTTTGCTATCTTCGGCATTGAAGTCTTGATACATACCAATATAGGCTTTATTGACATCTGTTTGACTAAAGCCACTACCTGAAATTGTATCAGCATAAGCTATGTGGGTATACTGCGTTCTTCCGTCAGCACCTTTAGGACCAGGTATACCTTGGTCACCTTTAGGACCTTGTGGTCCTTGTTTACCATCGTTACCTCGAATGAGGCTCCAAGTGTAATCTCGAGGATTAGGACTATCTACTTGTGTATAGTTTGTATATTGTCCGATGAAACTTGGATAATCAGCAGTTTTGACTTCGCTAGCCGAGGGCATCCAAGGGGTAGCAACTGAACCTAGTTCCGCTTTAGGGTTGTATAATTGGAATCCTTGCCCTGCTACCATATCCCACCCGTACATCACAAAAGTTGGAGTTCCTGACGTTGTTGCTGTGAATGTATAAGTATAAAGTTCCCACTTTGTGCTTATTGTGAACATTTTATGTCCACTTGGAAAATGTTCAAATCCAACAAAAAGACTTGTGTCACTTGATGCTTTTGCTATAAATGAAATAGTAATGGTCTGCCCAGCGGTTATGTTATAACCTTTTTGTGTATAAAAACCAACGGCAAAAGCATTTCCGCTTGTTTTTACGTCCATGACTGTATTAGCAATTCCTGATATTTTAGTTTTTGTAATAGCACTAACCGAATTATCACTAGAGTTAGGGTTCATTCCGTCAAACGTAGCGGTCCCTTCCAACAAATTCAAATTAGGGTAAACAGTCGTGAAACCATCGGTACCATCTGCACTGTAAGCCCACGCCGTATGGAAATAAGGAGTCTTCCCGTCAGCCCCAGGTTTTCCTGGAATACCATCTCGTCCATCACTACCTTTAACAAGTGTCCATGAGTAATCGCTCGGATTGGTTGAATCATTGATGTTAAAATCAACGTACATCCCGATATAGGCACGATTAGAATCAGAAGTTGAAAAATCTTTACTTCCATCTGCGCTATTCGCGTATGCAATATGGGTATATTGTGTTTTACCGTCTGCTCCATTAGCAACTATTCCTCCTATTGACAGAGTGCATCCAATTTCTGGTGCTGATCCATCTTCATGTATGGCTACTTCATACCCCTGTCGTGGTTGCAGTGGCCAGGTTCCATCAGACCGCTTGGACATGCCTATAAAGACGTGACCAGTTCGCCAACTCCATGTTCCAAGTTCTGGATTACCACCCATTTTGTTAAGCACATCCCTAAAATTTTGGTCAACTGCGTCTGCATCCGCTGCTGCAATTGCGACAATACTATCTGTAATACTATTTAGGTAGTCAGCCAATGTTATATTAATACCATTATGATTAAATGACATGGTTATATAGGTATCACAATGTACGAACTCTTTGAGTTTATGTGTTGTAGCATCAAGAACCCACACATTGTGTCCTCGGCTGTAATATAAGGTTTGCTCAAAAGCATTTGGCCCAGTCAGTTTAATATAGGCCTTTGAACCTGCTGAGTATGTATAGGACTTAACGAAAATCGTTGGAGCATCAGTACCATCAATACCTTTAGGACCTTGTGGTCCTTGTTTACCGTCTGATACATTTACAAAAGTAACTTCTTCTGAAGCTACTTCTTTGTTATCTACCCACGCTGAAATCGTGATCACAGTTGGTTTTGTGATATCGCTTGCTTTGACGGTATAGGTCAGACCAGAGCTAACAATAGAGCCATCAATTACAAAGCGATATGTTGCGGGAACGGTCTGGTTTCCTCGTTTCAACGTTGGACTTATGGTTGACCGCCCTGTGTTGTTCTTAAACATAACACCGTTATCAGTTGAGACTAGGATATTGTATGGTCGAATGTTCTCAACCATTTGCTCGAAAACGCTCCTAAGGTCTCCAGACGTCCTATTTTCAAGCTCTTTGAAGTTTCCGAAAGTGGTCTTATTGTTGGTCGGATTGCTGAAGCTGATTTTTTGCTCAACGGCACGCGCTCTTATGTCAAGCGCTGGTGTGAATCCTTTGTCGTGGATTGTTATGGTATCCCCGATTTCTACATCTACAAAACCGTCAACCTCGTAAGTGATAGCGGGATAGGCGTGTTTACGCAAGTTCGCAATTCCTGCGGCACGGATGACGTTTGGATTGTCACTATCGACCTCAAGGTCTTTCCGAATCCATTTATTAGATTGAGTTGATACGCCAAAAGTAGACGGGTATAAGTCGGCTGCATGAGGTGCGTAGAGATTTACGCCCTCTTGTTTGAAAATAACGATACCATTGTCGTCCTTTTCCTCCCAAGGTGGGAGGTTGTCAATGTATACACGTACTTCTTGCTCGCCTCCATTGGTCTCTTTCGATTTGCCATAAGGAACTACCAGCGTATAGACTTCAGTCTTATCAATCTTTCTCGTCATTGATTTGATATTCTTTTCAAACGTAAGACGAATATCGCCACGAATCCGACCCACACCAGTGTGCGAGTCGTCCGCTTTATGGTAAACGTTCAAAACGAGTTGCTTAATTGAACTGTCATCGTTAAGTTGAGTCACAAATTCAACTTCAGCGTCAAATTTATTGGCCAAGCTTAAGAGCCTTGCCAGTTTTGTTTCCTGCCCTTCCCACTCGAGCGTTCTCTTCTGATCAGAGATCTCATTAACACCTATTTTAACCATCGCAAACTGAGGAATTTCGAATACATCAAGATATTCCGCGAAAGACCTAGGCCTGTCAGCCTTGTAGGAGTTCGTGTACTCATTTATCAGCTCGAGATTTAAGTTTTCGCAATAACATCGTAACCATCGCTCATTCTCTTCCGTCTTCATGATGTTAAAAAGATATGTCTTGCCCTTATATTTGAAGGAAACAAAAGAGCGCTCGTTTAGTTGGTTATAAAGGTGTTTATTTCCTGTATCGCTAAGTAACTGTTTTTTAGAAACAGTAAACTCGAACGTGCTAGATGCTGTCTCAAGGTTACGGGTCCAAGTGTCGTCGTAGAAGTTTAATGTTTCTTGCTTCTCGTTATCGATGAAGCCAATCTTCTGCAAATTAGCGTCGTGAATTGTTAGCAACATTATATATATCTCTCCTCAAATTTAACAGATACGGATGGTTTAGTTGTTACCCAGCTTGAGCAGTAGACTTCTAGCTGTGATTTTCCTGGTGGGATTGTGAGGAAGTCAGAGCCTTGCACAACATCGACAATCTTTGGAATATTATCTACAGTGACGGTATCAGTTTCACTATCTATTACCACTTCCCCACCAGCGCGGTATCTATTAGGGATATCCCTGACACCTAAGACGTAGTCTTTTCGGTAAATGAAATCATCTAAATACATGTGTGTAACAAGTGGTGCGTTGCCGACCTTACCAAAAATGACATGAATTTTATCTGATTTTTTCCCCTTGATTTCGGGGATAGAATATCTTGGGTATGACCCCCACCAATAAAATTGGACGACATCATCAAACCTCATTATATCTGACCAACCCCTTGGTTCATTAAATGGGTTTTGCTGCTCGATGTGTGTTCCTAAAAAATTCTTCCTGTCGACAATACGGAAACCTCCCTTGCCGTCAGCAGCTAGAAAATTATATTCACAGCCTAAACCATTGTAACGTTTAAAAGTTTCGACACCATACAAGAAAGTGCCGCTTGCATCTGTGACGCAAATTTTCAGATAGCCCATCTGATTCGCAGAACCAAGCCAGAAAATTTGCCTCCACCAAAAGTATTCATATAGCGCACCTTTTTCACCGCTTGAATCTCTTGGGATGTCAAAAGTAACAGATGCTACTTGACCGCTCTGCAAAGCAATGTGAGGTCGTCCCCAAGCATTATCAATGTAAAGAGTGCCGTTTGGCTTGGTGTCGTTGACATCGTTTGAGATGCCAATGTTTTTCAATCCTTGAGATAAACCGTTAGGGATTCTGTGCTCCCCGTTTGACGAAGCGTAATCAAAAAGTACCTCTGAATGTCTATAATCTTCTGTATTTGCTTCTAACCTGTCCCCAAGCTCGCAGATACCTGTGCTATTAACTAATCCAATATAGCCATTCTCACTATTGTGCTTCACTGTAATTATTGGGTTAGCATTAACTGATCCATCGTTAACAAGGTCAAATACCATCTTGTTGTTCTCTATTTTAGGGGTTTCAAAACTGCGATAGGTAGTCGAATGTGCGACTCCGTCAGGTACTAAAAATTCTATTTCAGTCTGGTCATACCAGTCAGAGATGCCTTTCAAAGTAACATCACCCTTTACTATCGCTAAATAGTACCTATCTGGCTCATCAGGTAATTTCAATTCTACCGGTTTATCAGAGTGTAGCACTTTAGCCGCTTGTTCTCTTACGTGATGAAACATACCGCTATCAATTTGAGCGGGCTCGTTTGGGTCTACGAAAGCATTATCGTTAAGGTCTCTAGTTGCTAAGCTGACAGTTAATTTTATTTTTTTAGCACCAAACGAAACTTGTTGAACATTAACCCCAATTTTAGGGGCTGAGTCTGTAGTGATATCGCGTTCATTCCCAATTTCGTGCGACACTTTGATTAATTTGAAGTAATCATTCAAATCATATCCGTTAAATTGAAACACGGCCATTATTTAATACCTCTCATACGTTTGTAGCTAAAATCCTTTTCGTTTTGGTACGATACCAAGTCGTCCCCTGTTGCGTAAGCGAACTCACGACCATTGATATTAAGTGAAATTGGACGTCCTACCAAGTCAGTGATAAGGTCAAGTGCTTGCTCTAATCTATCCATTCTATCGTCGTCTTTTAATGACAAATCAACGCTTCCACGCATCTTACCGAAACCGAAGCTATCAAAGATATTGTTATCTTCGAATAAATCACGGGCACTGATAGCGTATCGGCTAGCAGTGTCAACCATGTTTTCAATTGATGACTTAACGTATTTAACACTTCTATCAATACCAACAGCCATACCTTGACCGAGATAGATACCAACTTCATCACGGAACAAGCGTGATGGTGAATGAATCTTGGCTTTAGCTTGAGCCGCGCGCTCTGCTTGAGCGACTAGGGCATTGGCTGCAGCTGTTACCGCTCCAAGAGCTGACATCATACCAGCGGCCAAACCTTGCCCAATCATTGCCCCTACGGAACGCATCGCACCAGCGCCTGCCATAGCGCGTGATTGTGCTGCGCTAACCAGTGCGCCCGCTGCGGCAGATACGGCTCCAGTCGCTGATTGAATACCGCGAGCAATTCCTTGTCCAGTTTGTAGACCAGCTTGTTGACCCATTTGAATCATTCGTTGGCCATTAGACTGAACAGCTTGTGCCATATTCTGCATTGCTGATTGCACCTGTGAGGCCGTGCTGTTCATTGCTGAAGCAATCAATGGCGCCGATGTTCCAATTCGCATGATCGCTGTTGTGGCCGTTGTAGCACTTGTTGCCACCGCGCTGAATTGTGTCGGAATTGTTGAAATTGAAGCAGTCAACTGCATAATGCTCGCAATCAACACAGTAAACTGGCTGGCAATCATCGCAACTGTAGAACCAACAGCGGTGAGGCTTGCACTCATCATGGTGAATTGTGCGGTCATCATTTGAATAGATGCTCCCAGCATTGCAAATTGTGATCCAAACATTGTCACGCCCACAGCAGAAGCCAATAACTGACTGTTAACCATAGTCAACGCAGCTGTGAATGCGGTAAATTGAGCCGCCATCATGGTCAAACTTGCACCCAGTGAGGTCGAGCTTGCAACCATAGTAGTAAAACCAGTCGTTACCATAGTAAGCTGAGCAGCCAACATAGTTATGCCAGCGGTCAGCATTGTCATGGACGTACTGATAAAGGTCAAGCTAGAAGACAACGCCATTGCCACTGCACTGAACATAGTCAATCCCGCAGCCGCTTGCATTAATGCAGGCACTATCATCATTATCTGCATTTGGAAGACCGCAATAGGTGCTACAATGGCCGTTAACCCAGCTAGTGATTGCAGGGCTTGACTTGAGAATGTACTGAACGCAGCTGCTGCAGTAGCAAGCAAAGCTTGCAAACTACCAAATGATGATTGAATGCTTGAGATAGCAGTTGAGAATGATGTCAAACCAGATACAGCGCTAGTTGCTGATGCTGACACCTTGCTCATGCCATTTCCAAGTTGAGCCATACCTGCACCAGCTTGAGCAAGCCCTGCTGAGTTATCACTAATCGAACCAATACCATGAGCCACTGCCGCAAGAGATGCAGCCATGTCTCCTAAGTTTGTATTGGTAATTTTGACTACACCAGTAGCTAGCTGATTGAAACCAGCACCAGCCTTCTGAGCAGCTGTACCGATTGAGTTGAATACATTAGCTAGGCTATTCAACACACTACTTATTGCATTCCCTGCAGAAGTAATAACGCTTGAAATACCTTCAAATGCTGACTTGATGCCGTTTCCGATACCTTGAGCCGCTGTGCTAATTGATGTTCCGACTGATTGCACCACGCTAGCAATCCCTTGCAATGCAGCACCGATAGCGCTACCAGTAGCACTGATGATGCTTGCCACACCACTAAGAGCCGTACTAATAGCCGTACCGATACCCATAGCTGCGGTAGCAATTGCCATTCCTGCAGCTGACACAATAGATGCAATACCACTCAATGCAGCACTAATCACACCACCGATTGAGTTAATAATAGGAACAATTTGTGTTATTGCTGTAACAATCGCTGAAATGATTTGACTGATGATAGTCGCAAGAGTTTGAACGACTGCAACGATGGCAGAGATCGCTTGACTAATAACTGGAGCCATAATCTGAACGACTGTAACAATACCTTGAATCAAGGATATGATGATAGGTGCTGAAGCTGATATAGCTTGAGCGATAGCACTGATTACCATTGCAATCTGTGGTCCAAATTGTCCGATAACTTGAGCAACTTGAACGATACAATTCGCGATAACTGGTACGATTGCCACGATAGCGTTAGCGATGATTTGAGTTACTGTAGTGATTGTGTCACTAATTATTTGAACAATCGGAGTAAATGCCCCGACAATTCCACTGATTGCATTCCCAAGAGCTGTCACCCAATTAGTCAATGCGTTAATAACGGTTGGCAAAACTCCCAAAATAGAAGTCAACGCATCGCCAAACGCTGAAATGAATGGTGCTGCATTTCCTAGAGCAGTTCCGATAGCTTCAACCAATGGTGATAATCGTGCAAGTCCAGGCGCAGCTTCACCGACCGCCTTGATGACAATTCCAAAAGCAGTACCGAATGCTTCAATGATAGTTCCTGCAGCTTTGCCAATACCTTGGACGACTGTGTTAAATGCTGAACCCAAAGCTTTTAATATTTGCGAAACACCATTGGATTGTGTGGCTAGTAAAGTGAATGAAGCTACGATAATAGCAATACCTGAACCTATTCCGACGGCAGCAATGGCTACGGATGCACCAAATGACAGTAATGTTGCTGGATTGAGACCTCTTAAACCTTGCAAGGCGATATTGATAGCTGTACCAATTCCCTTAAATGCTGTAGAGATACCCGTTCCGATACCTTTGGCAGCTTGTGATATTGCTGAACCAGCGTTTTTAATCATGCCGCCGATACTCTCAAACACTTGGGCAATCTTGCTTTTGCCACTGCTTGCACTAGTAGCAGCTTTAGTCATGCCTTCTGCAGCGTCCTCGCCGAACTTCTTGAACGGATTTAGACTCTTGATGAAGTCCAAGCCTTTCAATGCACCACCTAATACTGAAATACCAGCCTTGGCAGTAGCAAAACCTGCTACCATTGCCAAAATCCCACTGGTGATACCATTGAGCACACCTTTGGGAATTGAGCTTACAAAGTTAGCTATTGCTGATGCAGCTTGTGATATCCATTTAGCTAGTGTTCCAAACGCTGTACCTAAAGCTGATATAATCGTTTGAACTTCAGAGCTGCTAAATACATCTCCGATTGATGTCCCGATTCTTTTGATCGCTCCCCAGACATTACCCAATGCTGACGTGAACGCTTGGAACGCCCCAGTAGAGGCAAACGAGTCGATAAAACTCCTAACCGATTTAGTAGCAATTGTAAGGGCTCTTGACACTCCGTTGGCTATATCTCCTAGTGCACTACCTAGACCTTGGAAGATGCTACTAAAATCTATGGCTTTAAGCGCTGTTTTTACTTGAGCAGTGACATATCTGAAAGCATTACTAAGACCTTTTATAGCCCCTGTATTGCTAAATCCTTCCCAAAAAGCCTTCACAGCCTGACTTGCTTCTTTAACTGCTTTATCAATGCCTTTGCTCAGATTGTTAGCAAATTTCTGAATCTTACTGTCATCTATTTTGCTAAAAGCATCAATGATGCCTTCAATTCCTTTAATTACTTTTGCACTAAGCTTTTCAAAAACGGGTTGCAATTTATTTGAAACCGTTTCATAAAGTCCACCAACAGCTTCATCTACAGATTTATATCTCGTAGCTAAGTCTTGCATGGAATTGCCAGCACGTTTGAAAGCTTCCGCAAAGTCCTCTGTCTTAATTTCGCCGTTTTGAATTTTGCTTACAAGCTCATCAAGAGACATACCCATCTCTTTAGCAACTGCAGCCATACCCGCTGGTGATTGTTCCATCATAAGCTTAAAATCTGCCCATGAAACCTTGGGTTTGGTCATCGCTTGAACCATTTGTTGGCTTAAGGTTTTCATTGCTTGTTTAGGGTTTTCTGCAGAAGCAGCTAAACCACCCATAGCTTTCACCAAATCCCCAGCATCGCTACGACCAATCGCAGCCATTTGTGAGAATGTGGTCCCCATGTCTGAGGCAGAATAGATGGTTTGAGTAGCATAATCTTGCATCGCTTTCTTAGCAGACGCAATTTCTTTCTGCCCCCAACCCAATTGGCTTAAGTTACCATCAAATGTTTTCCAAGCCTTCGTAGAATTGTTAAGCTCGGCCATCATACCACCGATACCACTAGTTAAAGCTCCGATGCCCTTAGTGATACCAGCGCTGACTAAGTTAGCACCCAAAACACTTTTGAAAACCGAGCCTAGTTTAGTGCCAGTTTTACCCAAATTTTCAGCGTTTCTTTGTGCTTTTCTGAGAGCGCTAGACATGCCATTGTCTTGAGCACTCAATATTGCTCGGACGTTAAATGTTTTATCTGCCATCTAGCAAGCCCCTCTCTAGTTTGTAATTAAGATTTTTCTTAGCTCGTTCTAATAGTTTACTGTTGGTGATTTTTTCGCCTAAAACTTCACGAGCTCGTTCTTTAGCGTTATAGAAGTCGTCGAATTTTTCGAAGTAATACTTCTTGCCATCTTTAGTTGTGGCATTTGCCAACCTATTAAGATAAGCAAGTTGATATATTTCTCTTTCTTTATTAAGAAAACGTTTTTTATACGCTTTCTGATAGAGTTTCATTTCTTTAAGTGTCATTCTTCGTGCTTCAAGCAATGACACGCCAAAGTCAGCCATAGCATTAGTGATTAATTCCTCGTATGTATCGGCTGAGCTTTGAAAATCACTTACTCGGTCGCCTCTTCCACTCGTTTCGTTGTTGCTTTCGTCAAAGGTTGAGTTCGCAATGCTGATAAAAAATCATCAAATAGTGAGTCAAGATGACCTTTCTCAGCTTCTTCAACAACGTATGCTTCAATAGCTTTTACAGACGGTTTTTGACGTTCTGTAATTGTTGCTGCTTGAATAAGGTCAAGCAAAATCACTGGATTTTTCTGTTGCAAGTCAACGACTGCGTGCTGTACACCGAAACCGAACGAAACACCACCATCTGAAATAGAGTAGCGTTTATCAAGTTCGCGGATAAAATCAAATCCAAAAGTCAAAGTGTAGTCTTTCTTATCAATAGTGATTGTGTTCATTGTTTGTTTACTCCTATTTTTTTCTAAAATAAAAAGCCAAACTTTTTTAGTTTGGCTCAAGATAATTACATACTATTAAACACCGAGGCCTGAAGGTACAGTAGTATCTTGGAATGTGTATTGAATTTCTTGAATTTGTTCTCCAGTCAATGTAGCTTCTCCATCTTGTGGTTTACCTTCAATAATCAATTCTGATTCAATTTCTACAAGGTCTTCTACGTTAGCTGGCACTTTCCAGTTTGACAAACGTCCAATTGCATAGAGAGCACCGTATTTTCCGTTTGATTTCTTATCGGCCAAGTCGATTTCCCAAACTTCGACTTTATATCCGTCAACTACTGATTTCTTTAGCATTTCATTGAGGTCATCTTTAGTACCAATAGCATTGATTGATAGTTTAGTTTCAAGACCGCCGTCAGCAACAACTGCACCATCTTTTGTTTTGGTGCTATCTGCATCACGTGAATATTCCCATTCGTGCTCTGTTTGTAGGGCAAGTTTAGCTGCCGCTTTTTTGTCTCCGAATTTTCGGAACATCAAGATTTTATCTTTACCCAAAAGGGCTTCTTTATTAGTATCAGCCATTTTTTCCTCCTGATTAAATAAATTTAAAATAAGTATAAATGATGAAATGATATAACACTTCATCTGTGCTATTGTCTCGATTACTATCAATTGACGACTTGTTGACTTCTGCTGAAAACTGCATTCCGTCAATATTTTTGATAGTAAAAAAGCTAGACATTAACTGTCCAGCCATATCTGATAATGTTTTTCGGTCATCCACACGTCCCCAAACATGCACCGTAGACGATAAACGACCTATCAAGTGCGATTTTGTGGATTGCGGCAAGACCATTGTTTCTCCCATTACAACAAAGGGATAAGCCGCGCCTTCAGGCGGTAAATATGTGTATGTGTCATAGCCTAAGCCACTACTAATACGATACATTTCATCATGTAATAGTTGATCAGGTTGTTTCATCTTATTCCCACTTAGCCATTTCTTCGACCATTTCTGGCACTACTTGATCAAGTGCTGGCCTCATAAATGGCTGTGCCTCCATTTTCCGCGTTCCTACTTCGAGGTATCCTGAATAGTTGGTCAGCGCTTCAACAACTGCCCTGTCGCTTCCAGCTTCTAAGGTAATACTTCTACGAGTTGCCCCCGTTGAATAGCCTTTCTTGAATTGCGCTTTACTGACCGCGGCCTCTTTTAACTTAGCTCCGTATTTTCTTAAAACCTTTGAACGTCTTTCTGAAGAGGCGTTTTTAAGAAGACTTTGAGCCATTTCATCCAATCCTTCAAATTCGATTGTAGCCATGTTATTTCACCACCTTGTTAGCATAGATGGCGTTTAGACCAGTTAGATAGCTTCTGACAGTAACAGGTTTATATTTGCTACCGTTATATTCAATCGTGTCAATTCCATCTTTGATAGGGCTTCTAAACCTAACGACGATGCTATTGGCGTTTAACAAGTCTCCTAGTTTGGCTTGTAATTCAAGGCTAGTACCAGTCACATTACATGCTGTTGTCTTAGTTACTTCCTTACCGCCAACCATACGGCCTAAGTCTGGGTCATAGTGCTTTGTTGTCTTATCGGTATATTTTAGCACTACGGTATCAGCGTATCTCATAGAAATAACACCTCTCCCTCTTTAGATTCACCATAATTTCCATATAAACGCTGAAGCATATTGTCGTAAGGTTTAAATTCGGTTTCATTATCGTAGTAAGACATTGAATGACCATCTACTGATTCAGATTTAGCACCTTCAGCGCCTCGACGATTGAAACGTTTGATGACACAATCCTCGAAAATGAAAGCTAACTTGTCATCAATCTCTTCAACGCCATATTCTGATTTGAAGTGGTTAACGACACGCTCTAACAAAATTTTAAGCAATTCATCGTCGTTAGTGTTAAGGTCAACCGAGACATTCTTAATAACTTTGTCTTTATCTAACACCATCATGCCATACCTCACTATTCAGCGGTTTTTTTAGCTCTAGTTTTTTTTTTAGGCTTGTCGTCTTGTACGTACCCTAGCCCGATGAGTTCTTCAGTACGTTCGCCATCGTAGCAGTCGCTAGCAAAGTAAACTTTCCCG